CCAGGTTACCCCCGTTGAGGGACAGGTTTCCGAATCAGTTGATGCTGAAGTAGAAACTCCAGAAGTAGAACAAGAACTCTTTGATTACACAGAGGTAGGCGACAAGTTCGTCAAACTCCAAGTGGATGGCGAAGAAGTTTTAGTTCCAGTTAAGGAGGCTCTTGCTGGATACCAGCGTCAAGCGGATTATACCCGTAAGACACAGGAACTCAGCGAACAGAGAAAGAGCATTGAATACGCTGCTGCGTTACAGGAAGCCCTGCAAAACGACCCAGCGAACACATTGCGCTTACTTCAAGAACAGTACGGAGTAGTTGCAGAGCCTGAAGAGGATTTGTGGCAAGACCCAACTGAGAAGTCTTTGAAGGAAATGGAAAAGCGTTTATCGTCTTTTGAACAACAAAGGGCAATGGACGAACTAACCAGGACCATTGATACTCTGCAGAGCAAGTATGGTGACGATTTCAATGCAGATGAAGTTGTAGCCAAGGCCCTCGCTACGGGAGCCACCGATTTAGAAGCAATCTTTAAACAGGTTGCCTTTGACAAGGTGTATTCCAAAGCATCTGAAGCCAACAAGAAGTTGGCCAAGGAGCAAGAGAGGCTGGAAGCGAAGCGTGGCGCAGGAATTGTGTCAAGCGCATCTACATCTAAAGGGACAACGGCACCTCCATCTGCTCCACCAAAAACCGTATTCGAAGCTTTTGAGCAGGCACAACGCCAGCTCGGAAACTAAACCCAAACCTCAAATAGGAGAAAATCATGGCCGGCAATCCGGACTTTAATGCAATTCTGTCAACTACGTTGCAGAACTATCAGCCAACGCTGGTAGACAACATCTTCAAGGACCTAGTCCTTCTGAACCACATGAACTCAAAAGGCAGAGTTCAGATGGAAGAAGGCGGCACCTCGATTGTTGAACCACTCATGTACGCAGTCAACGGCACTGCCAGCTCGTACAGCGGTTACGACGCAATTGACCTCACCCCACAGGACGGCATCTCGGCTGCTAACTACCAATGGAAGCAGATGGCTGCCTCTATTGCTATCAGCGGTATCGAAGAAGCACAGAACCGTGGAACCGAAGCAATCATCAAGTTGCTCAACGCAAAAATCATGCAAGCTGAAATGTCGGTTAAGTCTGACCTCAACGGCATGCTTTACAGCGATGGCACTGGCAACGGAAACAAAGACTTTAACGGTCTTGGCAATATCGTTGCTACCGTCAACAACACTGTTGGTGGTATTGATTCAACAACAAACACTTGGTGGAACCCATACCAGGACGTTACGGCATCAACCCTGTCACTTGCTGACATGGGCAAGGTGTACAACAACGCTTCCAAGGGCAATGACGTTCCAGACATCATCGTGACCAACGAAGACTTGTTCTCAAAGTACGAGTCACTGTTGACCCAAAACGTTCGTTATCAGGACGTAGCAAAAGCAAACGCAGGCTTCCAGAACTTGATGTTCAAGCAGACGCCACTTGTGTTTGACCTTGCTTTGGCAGCAGACGCCACCGCAGCACCGATGTACTTCCTCAATACGAAGTACCTCAAGCTCGTTGGTATGAATGGTCACTGGTTCAACACCACAGACTTCCAGAGCGGCACCGTTGCAGGCATTGACGCCCGCTACGCGCTGGTCTTGGCATTTGGTGAATTGACCTGTTCAAACCGTTCACGTCAGGGTTACTTGACCGCAAACGCATAATCGGCTTCGGCTGGTTCATAGATGTAGTCAGTGTCGGTGGCTGTCTTCCTTCGGGCAGTCCACCGGCGCTGGCTATTTCCATTTATCGACTAGGTAATGGATTGGACATATAAGTAGGAATCAATCCGATTTCCTTCCAAACATGGTTTGGTAATCTGGCGAAAGCCAAGGAGTAATGACAATCATGGCAACTAATAACAAATTCGTCGTGGAGCGTACTAACGTACTCGCCGCAGACGTAACACTGGGCGTTGCATACGCCGCAATTGATTCAAGCGATTTTGGCTGGTATGGAGTCGCAGGTCAAACCTACGAATTCGCAGCCCGAGTTGTTTACTCAGCGGTAGCAGCAACTGACGGAGCAGCATTCTCAATCAGTGCCCCAGCAACACCAACGCAAGTTGCATTCATTTCCGAATTCAACACAGATGCAACCACAGTGAGTCGTACGGCTTGTGTCGCAATTGACACTCCAGACCACGGCTTGGCTTCGGTAGCACTTGCAACTGGCTTGAACCAAGCATTTGTTTATGGAACCATCACTCCATCGGCAGACGGCTTCATCGCAGTCAGTGGTATCGCAGAAAACGCATCCACAATCATTGCCAAAGCAACTGCTTCGGTCTTGTCGTGGAAGCGTGTTGACTGGCCAGCAGCACCGTAATTAAACTCGTTAATTGTGTTGCCAGTTGAAGGACTGGTGGCACATTTGACAATGTTCTAACGAAGGAGAGATATGAACAGAGAACCAGTTATTTCAAATCAGACACCAGCAGGAGCTGAGCGTTACGGCAATACTTCGGGCATTGAAGCATCAAACATTTCATCTGTTTATGCGATGCCAGGGACAGAGCCAGCAATGCCCAGCGATGTTTCTTATGGTCGAAACGTTTTAGACCATTGCACATATCATTACCCAGAAGGTCATGAGTGCAGGGCTCCAAGAGTTAAAGACGATGCATTCTGCATAGGTCACAAGAAACAGAGAATCAATGCTGAGAAAAAAGCAAAAGCATTAGAGGAATCAGTCCAGGAATAGGAACTTAAATGCCAGCACCAGCGAGTACGCTAACCACGGGTCTTAACTCCTATTACCTCATTCAACTGATTGAAAGTCTTTCCCAGCTACAAATTGGTTACGACGAAAACTCTGATGACATCAACCAAGACTTGGTGCTTCAGTTCATCAAAGAGGGTTACCAAAGAATTGTTTCTCTTGATAACCGTTTTCCATGGTTTCAGGCTTCGTATCAAACTGCAACCATAGAGAACCAACGTGACTATCTCACAAACATTGTTTTAGTTCAGACGTATTCACCGTACATAACTACTGCGATAACCGTAACTACGCAATCTATTAAAGAAATTATTAACGTTGTTTCGGTTCAGGGAGAAGACGACACCGCCGGAATGGGCGTAGAACTTGTCTATCTTGACAACTTCAAAGCGCAACAAATCTGGAACGGTACAAATGACCAAGCGGGAATCCCTGCTTACTGGACTCTTTGGAACAACGGACTTAGGTTGTACCCAAAGCCAGATGGCGTATACACAATGAACATTCTGGGTTATCGCCAACCAAGCATGGCGTGGCTTACAGACTCCAACAACTCTGAGAGCGTTGAATATGTAGACCTTGATTCACAGTTCCATATGATTCTGGTTAACTTCACCCTTGCTCGAATATTCCAATTCCAAGAAGACCCAGAGATGGCAAATGTTTACATGCAGCATTACAACGCCGGCGTAACGATTGCAAGAGCTGGTTTAACCGCACCAAACAATAATCAACCGTTAATTATGAGTGGTGGATTACAGCTCAACGGTGCGCAAAATACTGCTTATGGATATTCGTATGGGCCAGGAATCATGGTTCAACCTGGTTCAACTGTTCCACTGGGAAGAATGTATTAATAAATGGCTCAGATTGATTTTAAGCAGGTCTTTGATTTTACTGGTGGGTTAAATTTTCGAGCCGACCAATTTCAATTAAAAGAAAATGAATCGCCATCAATGCTCAATGTTGAGATTGACCCTCGTGGTGGTGTGTTCAGTCGTGCAGGTTATGTTAAAAAGCACGCCACGGCAGTAACTGCTTCTCCTGCTGTATGGAAACCAAAAGGTTTGTACAACTACAAGTACGCCAGCGCACCATTGATAATGCTTACAACTGGTTACGATTCTCTTGCCCCTACAAATGGAAGAATTTATTATTCAAGTGGTTCAAACTTCACCGCATTAAATACCGCAGTAGCCACCCCAATGGCAGTCAAGTCGACAAACGGCGCTTCAATGACACAATGGGAAGATGAGATGTATCTTGCGATTGGTCAATCTGCGACCAATATGTATAAGTGGGAATCTGGAAACACATATGCAACATCATTAACTGCTTCTGGCCCAACATGGCAACCATACGAAATACCAGTTGGTGGTTACATGCCAAGAGCAGAAATTGCTTTGGCACATGCAAACAAGTTGTTCGTTGCAAACACATACGAAGATGGGGTTTCATATCCCAACAGATTGCGTTGGTCGCACGAGAACAGTCCAGAGAACTGGTACCAACAGGATTACATTGACATCATTGCTGGTGGTAGTGGAATTCGTGGAATACAGGTTGTAGATGGTCAATTGCTTATTTTTAAATCAAAAGCGATTTATCTGCTTATGGGTTACGACGCTGATTCTTTTCAGTTAGTTGAGTTAACAACCAAACTTGGTATTGACTATCCACAACAGGCAGTTGCTGGTAGTGGCGGAGTTTACTTTTTTGATTATCCAAACGGATTGTATTTTTATGACCGCAATGGCATACAAGACTTATTTGAACGAATACGACCAATCATCATCAACAATGAAGTTAATTCTGAATATACAGAC